CGAGCAGTATTTACTCAGACAATCAATCCTCAAAATGCTTCCGGTAACCTGACTCCTACAAATATCCGAGGCAATATCGGTGGTTTGAACCTTCGTGTATCAACCGCATTAACCGACGGTTCAGGAACAGGCGACAACACAATGATTGTTATTAACCCTGATTCATACACATGGTACGAGTCCAGCAAGTACCGTCTCGAGACCAACGTAATTGCAAGCGGTCAAATTGACGTTGCATACTATGGTTACGGTGCAATTGCTACCAAGGTAGGCGCAGGTGCTTACCGCTGGATGGTTGCATAAACTTTCCTCACTAGGGATAACCTGTAAAGGGGCATTGGAAGCCTTTGCCCCTTTACTTTAAGAAAGGACAATACTTTGCCGGCTACCTACGTTACCAAGGCAGAACTTCGGGTTTTATTGGGAATTGGAAGTTTATATTCTGATTCAGTAGTTGAGGAGTGCTGTCAGGCTGCCGAAAATATTGTCAAAGGCTATTTGTGGTTTAATGATTACAACGTAATTGCGAGAGAGTGTACAACAACGGTAGGCACACTTTATACAGATCAAAAACATAACATTCAGGTAGGAGAAACGGTAGTTGTAGAAAGTGTTGCGGCACACTACAACGGTTCAAAAACAGTAACAACCATTACGGAATATTCTATTTCGTTTACTATTAATAATCAGGCAGCAGAAACAAAAAGAGTAGTTAGACCTTACGGCACAATTTCCGCAGCAACTAACGTTGACTACGCAACAGTTCCTGAAGTTCGTGAAGGTGCGGCTATGATCGCTGTCGATATTTGGCAAAGCAGACAACAAACAGCCTCTGGCGGAATTTCCCCTGATTTTCAACCATCACCCTATAAAATGGGAAATACTTTACTCGCAAGAATCAGAGGGCTCATAGCAAATCACCTTTCCCCTAACGGTTTGGTTGGCTGATGACGGTTGCCGTTACAACTCTCAGGTCAACCCTTGCGACGGCGTTGGAGAACGCTGGGGTTTGGCAGGTGTTTTCATACCCACCTGCCTCACCCATTGCTAATTCAGTAATCATCCAACCGGATGACCCTTACATTGAACCAAGCAATAACATTTACTCAAGTGTTGCCCCTAAAGTAAATTTTAAGATCATAATGATTGTTCCAATGCTAGATAATCAAGGAAACTTGAACGGCATTGAGGATTTGGTTGTTGGCGTGTTTAATAAGTTAGCCGCCTCAACCACATTAAAAATAAGTGTTGGCAGTATCTCGGCACCGACTGTACTTTCAAACGTTGCCGGCGAAATGCTTACAAGTGATATGTCCGTCTCAATCATGACAAGTTGGAGTTAAAAAATGAGCGATATTTATGATGTTCCTTCCGAGGACAAGGCTTGGCTTGAAAAAGTCGGGCAAGTAGCAAAATCAGATAAGCCAAAACCAGTCTCAAAGAAAGATGAGGAATAACCAATGGCTGTATTCTTAAATAACAAGGTCGGCGTAAAGGTAAATTCCGTCGATCTTTCAGATCATGTGACCGCCGTCACACTTAACCGCACATTTGACGAACTTGAGGTCACCGCAATGGGTGATACAGGTCACAAATTTGTAAAAGGTTTGGAAGCCTCAAGCGTAACCATTTCCTTCCTAAACGACACCGCTTCAGCAAACGTTCTAGCAACCCTTCAGGCTGCATGGGGAACTTCAGTAACTTGCGTATTGTTACAGGAAAAAGGAACCGCAGTAAGTGCAACCAACCCTCTCTACACTTTTACGGCCTTGGTAAATAATACTACCGACGTGAACGGAAGTGTTGGCGATATAGGTATGCAGGATGTAACATGGACTATCAACGGTGCAGTTGCCGTTGCAACCACAGGTACATTCTAAGGAGTAACAATGATTAAAATAAGAGTGACTAAGGCTTCAGGGGATGTATCTGATTTTGATATAACCCCTGCACTCGAATATGCGTTTGAACAAAATTTCAAGACTGGTTTTCATAAGCGTTTTAGAGACGAGGAAAAACAGTCAGACGTTTATTGGCTTTCATGGGAAGCCGAAAGGCGTGCAGGTAATACAGTTCCGCCATTTGGGGACAAGTATCTAGAGACTCTATCCAAGGTAGAGATTATGGACGCTGACTCCCCAAATGGGTGACGAGGTATGACTTTACTCATCTAATTGCAACATTAGCAGTTAGGACTGGCATACCTCATTCAGAGTATTTGAAAATGGATAGATCATTACTTTTAGCAACAATCACCGTTCTAAAAGATGACCAAAAAAGGATTGAAAATGCCAGTAGAGGTAAAAGGTATCGTTGAGGCTCAAAAAGCCTTAAAGAAGTTTGCGCCTGACCTCTACAAGGAGATGAACAAAGAGATTCGTCTTGCAATGAAAAAAGTTGTCGATGATGCTCGAGGTATGGTTCAACCAAATGTATATCAATTGGAATCTTGGCAAGATCAAGGAAAACCAGTAGTTTCAAGAACTGGTAGAAAATTAGGTTTCCCAAGATATAACGAAGCATTAATTAAAAAGGGTTTAACTTATAGCCTTGGGCGATCTCGCCGTAATAGTGCTGGGTTCGTAAATGTTTATAGATTGTTAAACCGATCTCGAGTTGGCGCAATTATTGAGACCGCAGGGCGAGCAAACTTTAACGGAGATCGTAACAGCCAAAGTAATAACCCAAATGCAGGGGCGCATTTTAACAGGGCTATTCAAGGCACTTACGGCGGTTTTAAGAGTATTGGTAGCCGCCGAACTGACAAAGGTAGATTGTTGTTTGCGGCTTTTGCTAAAGATCAAGGACAAGTCACCAACGCAACATTCAAGGCAATCAATACTGCCGTTGCAAAGTTTAATTCAAGCACTAAGAGGAGAATCGGGTTAGCAGCATGAGTACCGGCATTGAAATTCCTATTGTTAGCACTTACAAAGACAAAGGCTCAAAAGCGGCAACTAAAGCATTAGATTCTTTAAGTAAATCAGCAAAGGCACTCGGCGTTGCTTTTGGTGCTTATCAAACTATAAAGTTTGGTAAAAGCGCAATCAAGGCTTTTGGTGACGATCAAAAGGCTGCCAATGCGTTAGCAAAAACATTACAGAATTTAGGTCAATCTTATGCAGTAATTAGTACTGCTGGATTCATAACTAAATTACAAAACACAACCGGCGTTCTAGATGATGAATTAAGACCAGCCTTCACTTCTTTAGTCAACGCAACCTTAGATGCCAAAAAAGCACAAACATTACTTTCAGTTGCATTAGATACTTCAGCCGGTACAGGTAAAGACTTAGCGTCAGTAACAGCGGCATTAAGCAAAGCAGCCCTTGGACAGAATACAGCCTTACTACGTCTAAACGTTGGATTAACTGCTACTGAAGCAAAGACAATGGACTTGGATGAGGTAACAAAGTTTTTAGCAAAAAGATTTGATGGTCAGGCAGCATTAGCGGCTGAGTCTTTTGCAGGAAAGATGGACATTCTCAAGGCTAAAACTGAGGATGCTAAAGAGATGATTGGCGGCGCATTAGTAGGCGCACTTGATGATGCTTTTGGTAACCCTGAAAAGTACGGCAGCGGAATCGACACATTATCAAACAAAATCTCAAACCTTATATCTGGATTTGGTGAGTTTGCTAAGTTCACAAAGACTGGCTTGCAAAACCTAACTTTAAGTCCTTCGTCTCCGTTGTTCCAATACAAGATGAACTTTGATAAACCTTTTGACCCAATGAGTCAAAAATTTGACTATACAGCCTTACAAAAAGAGGAAAAAAAGTTACAAGCAGACGCCAAGAAACTTGCAGCCCAAAGACTGTCAGCAATTGGAAAAGAAAAAGCCTTAAATGCTGAGCGTAAAAAGATTGAAGCAGAACGAAAGAAACTTGAGCAATTGTCTAGCGTTTTTGATCTTGAACAAATTCAAATTTATGCAGCCTTGCAAAACAAAATTACCGACCAAGAGAAACTAAGACTCTCTTTACAGTTAGCCTTAATCCAAGGAAATGCTAGTGAAGCCGCTAAGTTAGCAACCGAATTAATTAAGTCTCAATTACAAACTACTAACCTTGCCGAAGCAATAGCCAAGTTACCTAAAGCCCTATATCCGTTTGAGGGTTGGTCAACTGATATTGACAATCTAATTGCCCAAATTGAATTAATGAAAAAACTGTTAGCCCAATTAGGAACCACAACAGTAGGCGGACAAGGCGTAAGTTCACCTTCAAGGCTTCCAAGCATAGCCGCACCTTTTACTAAAAATGGTGTTGAGTTTGCAGTCATTAATCCTCAGAATCAAATGAGTGCGTCTGAACTTGCAAAATTACAAAGCAAGCCAGCCACTATTGCACAAAGCGAAGCAATCATGGCTTCAATGAGTTATAGGATGCAAGCGCAAGCGGAAGCCTATAATTTATCTCAAGGATTGAACAGAGATGGGACGACAATTATTAACGTAAACGGCGCAACCCAAGGATTGCTTGACGAATTAAGAAACGGACTAATCAACTCATCCGCTTCAGGTTCTTTCTCGTCAATAAATCCTTTTAGATAAAATGACTTTACCTGTACTTGATGTCAGCCTAAATTTCTCGTCGGGGGCTACCTTCGGAAACGCTTTTACTTTAGGAGACCCTGTAAACGGAGTTCTTGGAACTGGAATTTTATCCGATTCCTCAGCACCGGCTTTAGTATTAAACTTGACTGACGTAACTCGTAGTATAAGTATACGACGAGGAAGGAACGTAAACCGAGACAGTTACGAAGCCGGCAC